ATTACAGGTAAACCAATAACATTAGTAAGTTATTCAACAACTTCATTTAGTGGTGTTGAATTTGTATACAGTAATGAAAAAGTTACTGGTATCACTTCAGTTCCTCACAAATTCAGTGATGGTGATTTAGTGAGAATTTCTGGAATTAATACATATTCATTTAAATCATTTGAAGGTGTTTATAGAGTTGGTGTATCATCGATTACAACAAATTTAGAAGTTGGGATTGGCTCCACACCAGCAACAGGAATGGTTACTGAGATTTCACTTCTTGAAAAATCTTACAATAGCAGAATTAAAGTAAATGACATTATTGGAATTAACAGTGAGAGATTTTTGGTTCTTGATAAAAATAGAACTAATGGCAATTACAAGGTATTGCGTCAGTATGATTCAACATTAGGATTAGCTCATACGACAAATAGTGCAGTATCTTTAGATCAACGTTATTTTACATACACTTTAACTGGATTTACTACCAATGCACCTCTTATTGAAAATAAAATTCAATATTTTGATCCACAAACAAGTGTTGGTTCTGGAACAACTATAAAGAGAACTTTTGTTGGTTACGGCGTATCTGCAATTTTTGTTGGAGTTCAAACTGGACAAGGTTCTTATACCAGAATCAATTTTGCATTTAATCCATTTAAAGTTGGTGATTATATACAATCAACCATTGGCACTGGTGTAACTATTACACAAGCTGCTGTTGTTTCAGCATCAACTACATCAATTCTAGTAGATTATAATAGCACAAGTGTTGTTGGAGTTGCAACTACAGGTGTTGTATTGTTAAGAAAACTTTATAATATTAATGCAAGAAATATCTTTATTCCTGGTCATGGTTATTCTAATGGTCAAAAATTAAAATACTCTTACGTTGCTGGTGCGGCATTAACTTGCTCTGCAAATTCTTCATTAACACCAACGTTTACTTTACAAAATAATCAGATTGTATATGCAGTAAAAATTGACGATGATAATATTGGCATTGTTACAACTCAAGCTGGTATTGGAAGCACTTCCACTAGATTATATTTTACTGGTATTGCAACTCAAATAGGATCTACACATGCGTTTACTGAAATTAAAAATAATATTAATGGATCAGTTTCTAGATCTAGAGCACAGGTTAATACATCAGAAAATCATGGATTACAAATTGGCGATGAAGTAACGCTAGATCTTGTAGCAAATTCCTCTCAAAATGTAACTTTAAAATATAATGATTACAATGCAAAACTTATTGCCAATCCAGTAAGCTTTGGTTCAACTCAAGTTGGTGTTGGATCTACAGTATCAACACTGAATTTAATCAATCATACTCTATCAACTGGTGATAAAGTTCTATATGAATCAAGTATTCCAATAACAAATCTTGAAAACCAAAGAGAATATTTTGTAATCAAGATTGATGACAATAATATCAAACTAGCAGATTCATACTATAATTCTACTAGATTAAATTATGTAAATGTATCCTTTGGTTCTTCAGGTTCTGGAACTCATACTTTGTCACCAATTAATCCAAAATTAGAAGTAACTAGAAATAGTACTATTGGATTTGCAGTTTCTGATTCATCAATGCAAAATTTGAAATTAGAATTTTATGATAATGAAGATTTTACTAATCAAAACTTTGAAGAAAATGTGACAAGAATTGGTTCTCCTGGAGATGGTAACGTAACTACTAAAGTTAACTTAGTTATTAATGATCACATTCCAAATGTAATTTACTATAAAGCAACACCTGTTGGAATCGCTAGTATTACAAATAATGCATTAGGTCTTTCAGTAGATACTGATAATTATAATTCTGGGAAAATTATTGTTAAAGATAGTGTTTATAAAGGAAATCATAATGTAGTTTCTATTGGAAATAGTGTATTCTATTTCAACTTAAATTCTCAACCAGAATCTTCATTATACACTTCTAGTGGAGTGACTACTGCATCATATGTTACAAGTTCAACATCTGCATCTGGTGGAATATTCAATGTCAAAGTAAATTATCCTGGAGTTGGATATAAATCTGTTCCAGGAATTGCAACCGTAGTTACAGAATCTGGTTCTGGTAGTATATTAAGAGCTTACTCCGATACTATTGGTAAGATTAAATCTGTAAGTTTAAGTCTTCCAGGTTATAATTACCCAACAGATAGAACAATTTCTGCTAAAGCTGATACTCCTATTGTATTAAGAATCAAGAATAATAATCGTGTATCTCAAGTTAGGGTTGTTCGTGGTGGAAATAATTATACAACTCCTCCTCAACTAAAAGTTATTGGTAGTAATACATTACTATTAAATGCAAATATTACTGGAAATTCTGTGACCTCAGTTGATATTTTAAACAATGTTAGTGGTTTATCAGAAGTTGGACCAACCGTTATTCCTACATTTAATAGTAATGGAGTTAGAGTTATTAATGGATACAGCAGTGGCACTGATGTTACATTATCACTAAAAGCTCCTACAAATGGATTTACAATATTCCCATTTGAAGTTGGTGATGAAGTTTTTGTCGAAGGTATTGTTGGATTAGGCAGCACAGGTTCTGTAGGTGATGGTTACAACTCAAGTGATTATGGATATAGAAATTTCGTAATTACTCAAAGAGTAACTACAGTTGGTTCTGAAACTATTACATATTCTATTGCTGGAATTGGAACAACTGCTGGAACATTTGATGTAACCAATAGTGTTGGTAAAGTTATAAAAGCCACTGATCTTGCTTCGTTTGCCGTTGACGTTGAACAAACAGATTTCTTTAGCGAAGAAAAATTAATTATTGGCAATACTGCTACAAATGTGCTTAATAATGGCTGGGATAGCACAAGAAAAATCCTAAAAGTTTCTGGCAAAGGAATTAGTCCAGAAGTAGGCAATATTGTAACTGGTTCATTATCTGGTTCTATTGGTGAAATTGAAGAAGTTATTACTAATGATTCCAATTATAGTACAAGTTCTTCTATTACATTAAATGCAGAATCTACTTGGCTGAGTGAATCTGGAATCTTAAATAATTCTTTACAAAAAATTCAAGATAGTGATTATTATCAAAATTTCTCATATTCAATTAGAAGTACAATTCCAAAGAGTACTTGGGAAGAGCCTGTTAATAGCTTAGTTCATTCAGTAGGCTTTAAAAACTTTAGTGATTTAGTTTTAAATAGCAAATCAGATCAAAATCTTAAAGTATCTATTGGATCTTCAATAATTTCAACAATTGTTGCAATTGATAATGTTGTTTCAATGTACACAAAATATAACTTTGATTTTGTAAATGAAGAAACAACAAATCAAGGAATTTCCAAGTTTGTAAATTTTGAAAACGCCAGACTTACTGATTATTCAATTTGCCAAACAAATAAAGTTTTGAAAATTGATGATATTAGCTCACAGTTTACTGGAATTGGTAGTTTTGGTACTACAGTAGGTGTTACATCATTTACTATAACAAATCAAGGTAATAGTCTACTTAAGAAAACATTTAATCCCACCAATCTTTCAGTAGTTTCTGCTGGAAGTAGCCAGATCTTTATTCCAGGTCATGATTTTAATACAGGTGAAGAATTAATTTATGATCCAGGTGCAGGAGGATCTTATATTGGTATTGCTACTACAAGTAGAACTATTAGTGGTGTCAGTACGTCAAGATTACCTAGAACTGTATTTGCATATAAAGTAAACAATAATATTATTAAGTTGTCTGGCATTAAAACCGATGCAACTACAAATAATATTTTCTTCCAGTTTACTTCTCCAACTGGAATTGGATCTACAGTTGGCGCTGGTCAAACACATACACTAGCAACGGAATATAAAATTGCAAATACCAGAGCTTTAATTACTATCGATGGTATCATTCAAAGTCCTCTTTATAGATTGCAAGTCTCTACTGGTCTTGTAGACAATATTGGCGCTGCTGATACTACTGTCAAGTTAACTGGCATCACTTCAATTGCAACTAATACATTACTACAAATAGGTAGTGAAATTGTACAAGCTCAAGTTGTAGGATTTGGTTCCACTAACGTAGTTACAGTTTCTAGAGGAGTTTTTGGAACTCCAAAAACTTCACATATTGTAGGAACAGCAGTTACTGTTTTTGGTGGTGATTACAGCATTAATGATGGAACTTTATATTTTGTAGCACCTCCATATGGCCCAGTTGGAGTTAGCACACTACAGCCTGGAATTTCCACTAATTCATCATTCTCTGGTAGGATTTTCTATAGAAATGAATATAAAGAAAACTTCATCTTTGATGATATTTCAAACAATTTTGATGGTATTAAGAAATCATTTACTTTAAGATCAAATAATCAGGATGTAACTGGTATTATTACAGGTGGTAATACAAATTATGGTATTGTATTAATAAACAACATTAATCAACAACCAACGATTGATTATACAATGGCTCAGAGAGTTTCTCCTGGAATTGGTGCATCAATTACATTTACTGGAACAGACATTGAATCTATACCTAGAGGTGGTATCATTAATGAAGTGATTGCAGGATTTGGATCTGCATATCAGCCATTAGAACAAGCATATGCATTCTGTTCTGTTTCTGCTGGCGGAACTATTCAATCTGTTGGTATCGCAACTTCAGGTTCTGGATATAGAACTGCTCCTGTCATTAGCATCGCTAGCACTGCTGGTGGTAGTGGAGCCGTAATTACAGCAACTGTATCTAATGGTGTAATTAGTGGATTAACAATTACTAATGGTGGATCTGGTTATAGTCAAGCAAGTCCTCCATTCATTACTGTTGGTGTACCAACAGCATATTCAAATCTAGAATTAGTTGGTGGTTCTGGTTATGGTGGAAAGGTTAATGTTCAAGTTGGTGCTGGTGGTAGCGTAACACAATTCCAGATTACAAATAGAGGCTATGGTTACAAACCAAATGAAGTATTAACCATCACTGGTATCCCAACAAGAGTTGGAATTGCAACTAGTGCATTCACATTGAGATTAAACTCAGTTATAAGCAACAAGTTTTCTGGTTGGAGCTTTGGATTACTTGATAGATTAGATGATATTTCTCAGTATTTCAATGGAAGAAGAAAGACATTCTCATTGACAAAGACTGTTGTTACTTCTAATCCTTATAGTATTGATGCTGCTAGTGGTAGCGGAATTGATGTTGCAAATAACTTGCTAATTTTTATCAATGATATTTTACAACAACCAGGAAGAGATTATGTCTTTACTGGTGGAACCCAGTTATCATTTACGGAAGCACCTAAGTCAGGAAGTAAATTCCAAATCTTATTCTATAAGGGTTCAGATTCTGACGTTGTAGATGTAGATATTACTGAAACAGTAAAAGTTGGTGATTACATTAAACTACTATCAAATACACCTTACCCAGAACAAAGTAGGAGAATTGTTGAAGAAATTACCAAAAGAGATCAAGTTCAAACAAATAACTATTTTGATGTCGGTATTTCAACATCACAAGAAGTACAACGTATTGTAAATTGGACTAAACAAACTTCTGACTTAGTGATTGATGGAGAAGTTATTTCAAAATCAAGAACAAATTATGTTGCCAACATCAAGCCAACTTCAAGGATTATTAAAAATATTCTATCATCTGACTCGGAAATTTATGTTGAAAATGCATTCCCATTCTTCAGACAATTAGACAATTATTTACAAGAAGATAATAAAATCATTATTGTAGATGAAATTGATGTTCAGGCAGCTACTGCATCTGCGTCTGTTTCTAGTGCTAGCACTATTGGTTCAGTTTCAATAACATCTGCTGGTTATGGATATACAACCACAGCAGTTCCAAATGTAAGTTTTGCTTCTACTGTACCACAAATTCGTGAAATTGGTAAGACTTGGAATGTTGGTATTATTACTAACACTGCACTATCTTATAAGGATATTGCATATAAAGGTGATATATTTGTTGCTGTTAGTGATGCTGGCTATATCTCAACTTCAACAGATTTAGCGTCTTGGTCAACTTATAATGAAGAACCATATGATTTTACTGCCGTTGGTATTGGTAGCAATGCAATTGTAGCAGTTGGACATAATGCAACTGCAGTAAGATCTTATATTGGAACTCAAGGATCATGGTTTGATTCTCCAGTGTTTTATACAAGAACTTTTAGTAGTTTAAATTTCACATATACATTGATTCCATCGTTCACTAGACAATTAAATGGAATTGCATATGGAAATGATGCATTTGTTGCAGTTGGTACTGGTGGAACTGCAATTGTTAGCAATTATGGTTCTGCTGGAATTGGAACTGCTTGGATTGTTAGAAGCACTCCTATAACTAGTGCTTTAAATGGAATTACTTTTGGATTGGGAGGATTTATTGCCGTAGGTAACAGTGGTAGAATTCTTTCTAGTGCTGACGGATATGTTTGGAATGAAGTTCCTGATTCAGCAATTACAACCACTGAAAATCTATATGATGTTTCTTTTGAAAATGATAAGTTTATTGCTGTGGGTGAAAATGGAACTTTAATATATTCAACTGATGGTAGTCTTTGGACACAAGCTACTACTAATGTAACAACAGACTTATACTCTGTTGTATATACGGATGGTGTGTACGTTGTTACTGGTGCTAATGCTTTAGTATTAAATTCGATTGATGGTATTAATTGGAATATAAGACCTTCAGTAATTACAACCACAATTAATAAAGTAATTTCATATCCTGATGGTGTTATTGGTGTTGGATCTACAGCACAATTTGGTTATTCATCACCAGAAATTTCTAGATGTCAAGCAACTGCAACTGTTTCTGCTGCTGGAACAATATCTGCAATATCAATTACAGATGGTGGTTTTGGCTATAATCCATCAGCATTAACGCAAGTTCTAATATCTCCACCATTTGCAAAATATGAAAACTTCGCTAATGTTGATTCGGTGGGTGATTTCGGCATAATTGTTGGTGTTGGAACTAGTGCAACAGGAGTAAGTACGTCTTCTCCGATGATTAAATTTAATTTTGATTCTGATTCTAGCTTAAATGTCACTAAATATTCATTTATTGCAAGAAGTGGAATCACAACTGGTGACTACTTTGTAATTAAAAATTCTTGTGTTGGTAGAGGAACTACAAGTCTGTACCAAGGTAAAACCATTGGAATAGGTTCAACCTTTATTGACAATGTTTATCGTGCAGATCAAGTTATTAATGATGGCATCGCAGGGATTGTAACTGTGTATTCTAATGTTCAATCAGTATCTGGAATTGGTTCAACATCATTTACTGGAATTGCTGAATATTCTTGGGGCAAACTTTACAACTTCAATACTAGAACATCTCCTGAAGAATTTAAACTTTCCAATACTGGATTGACAGGAGTTTCAACAGCGCCTGTTGTAACACGCATCAATGCTCTTAAGGAAGAGTTTTCATAAGACGATAAATAAGTAAAAAACTATAAAAATATGGCAGCTATCATTACTGATCAATTTAGAATATTGAATGCTGAAACTTTTGTGCAAAGTTTTACAGGCATTGGTACAACAACCAATGTCTACTATACTTTTATAGGATTACCAAATTCTACTGACATTGTTACTGGTTCTGGAACAACGGATTGGAATACAAATGTTCCAAATCCTAAAGATATGTTCAAAGAGCAAAATGATTACTATGACACCATGATTGCTCTTAAACGTGTCAACTCTTCTGACCTTAGAAGAATGGTTAGAAAGGTTGAATGGAGTGCTGGTACAACTTATGATATGTACAAGCATAATTACAGTTCTTCAAATCCAGCACCTGTAACTAATGCTACAAGTTTATATGATTCCAATTACTATGTTGTTAATACAAACTTTAAAGTTTATGTTTGTTTAAACAATGGAATGTCTCCAGATTTTCCATCTGGAAAACCTTCTATTGATGAGCCAGATTTTACTGATCTAGAACCAAGGGCTGCTGGTACTAGTGGGGATGGTTATATTTGGAAATATATGTATACCATTTCTCCAAGTGATGTAATTAAATTTGACTCGATTGATTATATTCCAGTTCCATCTAATTGGGGTTCAGGTGCAACCGCAGAAGTTAAAAATAATGCTGTTGAAGGGGAAATTAAAACAGTAATTATCAATAATTCTGGAGCTGGTTATCAGCCTATTGGAACTTCATTTAAAAATGTTCCAATTTTAGGTGATGGTACTGGTGGCAAAGTTACAGTTACTGTAGATAATTCTGGAAAAGTATCTAATGTTGAAGTCACTAGTGGCGGAACTGGTTATACAAGAGGTAAGATAGAATTTTATCCTGGTGCCCCTGGATCAGAAATTGGAGGTTCTATTACAGGTTTAAGTGCTGTTGGAACTGGAACAACTTCTGTAGCATCCTTTGAAGTTATTATTCCACCTCAAGGCGGACATGGATTTGATGTTTACAAAGAATTAGGTGCGTATAGAGTTCTAGTATATTCTAGGTTTGAAACTACGTCTTCAAATCCTGACTTTATCGTTGGTAATGACTTTGCTAGAGTTGGATTAATCAAAAATCCAACGGTTTATGGAAGTAAAACACAGCTATTAACTGCATCTGAAGCTAGTGCTGTTGGTGGAATTAAATTAAAAAGTTTTACTGGTGGAAGTATTGTAGATACCACATATTCCGTTGATACTACAATTACTCAGACAACTGGAATTGGATCAACTGCTGCTGCCATTGTAGCATCTTGGGATAATACTACTGGTGTTCTCAAATATTATCAGCCAGTTGGCTTAGGTCTCTCTGCTTATGGTTGGAGAACTACAGAATTTACTGACGCTATTGGTTATGGTGGAACTTATATTGTAAGTGGTGCTAGTGTTGGTTCCAACTTAGGAATTGATACAAGCTTTGGTAGTGCAGCAAATCCAGGAACCGCTACAACAGTTGGTTCTGGAACTAATACTAGACTTGCTCCTCTAGGACTTAGATTTATTAATGGTGTGGCTCCACCAGAAGTTGAAAAATACTCTGGAGAAGTCATCTATATAGATAACAGAGCAGCAATTCCAAGATCTTCTACACAAAAAGAAGATATCAAAATTGTATTAGAATTCTAAGAAGATGCCACAAAATACCAATCTCAACACAGCACCATATTTTGACGATTTTAGTGAAGATAAGAATTTTAAGCGAGTTTTATTTAAACCTGGCACTGCTATACAGTCTAGAGAATTAACTACTTTACAGTCAATTCTCCAAAATCAGATTGAGAATTTTGGGCAACACTTCTTCAAAGAAGGTGCCAAAGTAATCCCTGGACAAACATCATACGATAATCAGTATGAATATGTCCAGGTAAATTCTTCATATTTCGGTACAGATCTTAGAGATTATATCAGTTTATTAATCGGGAAAACTATTGTTGGTGCAAGTTCTGGAGTTACTGCAAAAGTAATTAATACACTTACTGATACAAATTCTGATAATAATAATAATACTTTATACATTCGTTATATTAAATCTAACAGTACAGATTTTACTGGATCTAGATTTGTAGATGGTGAAGAACTTTTAACCGAGGAAACTTTAACTACTAGCACCACTACAATTCAAGCTGGAAATGGTTTTGCAAATTGCATTGCCGAAAACGGCACAAGGATATTCAAACTATTCTGCCCCAGGCGCAGACAGATTTAAAATTTCAACTACATTAGTTAAGAAATCTTTAACAGATTTTAATGATGAAGATTTCATTGAATTGATGAGGATTGAAAATGGAATTTTGCAATCATTCACAAAGGATAGCGTTGGTAATACTATCAGAGATGAACTTGCAAGAAGAACATTTGATGAGTCTGGTAACTATATTGTAAATCCTTTTGAAATTTTTGCAAAAGAAAGTTTAAATGATAACGAAGGTAATGGTGGAATTTATAATTCAAATCAAGTAACTTCTGAAGGAAATTCACCATCGGAAGCTTTGGCACTTTTACAAGTATCTCCAGGAAAAGCTTATGTAAGGGGATATGAAATTGGTAAAATATCGAATACTTTTGTAGATATTGAAAAGCCAAGAACATCAAATACGGTAGATACATATTCATTAACTTTTAACTCTACTGGTAAAGTAGTTCTTAATAATGTAACTGGTTCACCACAAGTTGGTTTCGGAACAACTACTACGCTTCGTCTAAATGATTCTAGAGTTGAATCTAATGGTCTTGTAGCACCAGGAAACGAAATTGGTGTTGCTAGAATTTATGATTATAAATCACAAGACTCTAGATATGCAGATGATACTACTAAGTATGATTTGTTCTTATATGATATCCAAACTTACACCAAGGTATCAATTTCAACAACTGTTACATTAAATGCTCCTACAGTAATTAAAGGTAATAGTAGTGGTGCTACTGGTTATCTTCAAGCTTCAGTTTCATCTTCTCCCAATTTAACTTTATATTGCAGCAATGGTAAATTTATTCAAGGGGAGACAATTTCTGTCAATGGTATTAGCTCAGCTCCAACTGTAGTATCTGTTCGTGACTATGACTTTAGTGATGTTAAATCAGTTTATTCACAAGTTGGTGTCAATACTTTTACTGCCGATTTAGAATTAAGTTCAACAAAATTAATTGCACCACAAGGAACTCAATTTACGATTACTTCTGGTGGTGTTGTTACTGTTGGGATAACGTCTGCAACTTCAGTTGGAATTAAGACTGGCGATATCATCAGATATACAAAGTCTGGTAACACAGTATCTACTTTTAACAGAGTAATTTCAGTAAGTCCTGCTGCAAATAGCTTTACTGTCACTGGTATTACCAGTGTAACAAATATCTGTGATGGTACTCTTCCAGGATCTACTTTAAATGTAAATGATCTTGTAATTATCAATCCAGAAATTATTAATGGTAAAGGATCAACTTTAATCACACCATTACCACATAATGATATCAGTAATGTAAATCTGGTTTCATCTGAACTGAAAATTAAGAAGACATATACAATTTCTGTTTCTGGATCTCAGGCATCTGTCACTGAATCTGATCCAAATCTATTCTTCTCAGAATTTGATGTAGAAGATTACAATGTATCCTATACTAATGGAACTGTGGAGCCATTAAGAAGTGGTCAGGTTGTCTTTAGTAATGGAAATAAGACAATTACTTTAACACAATTATCTGTTGCATCAGATTCAAGTGTAAAATTAATTGCATCATTGAATAAGATTAATGCAACATCTAAGCAAAAAGTTTTAAATCGTTGTGCCACTATTACTATTTCCAGATCTTCAAATTCAGCATCTGGTATTGGAACAACAAAATTAAATGATGGACTAACTTATAGTGCAATCTATGGAACAAGAGTTCAGGATAGTGAAATATCTTTAAACGTTCCTGATGTATTGCGTGTCCATGCAGTTTTTGAATCTAATGATACTTCGACTCCAACTCTTCCACAATTAACTCTTGTAGAAATTTCTGGATCATTACTAAATGCAATTCAGGGTGATGTTATTGTAGGTGGTGATAGTAAAGCTAGTGCTAGAGTTGTATCAACTACAGCATCATCTGTTAACTTTGTGTATTTGACAGAAAAATCATTTAGCATTGATGAATCTGTATCATTCAAAAAGTCTGGAATTACTGCAACGATTTCTAATGTAACTGATGGTGATCAAGACATCGTGGAATCATTTACATTAGATGGTGGTCAAAGATTAGAGTTCTTAGACTATGGTAGAATTATTAGAAAGGATGGTGTAGAATCTCCTAAAAAACAAATTACTATTGTATTTGATCATTATAGCGTACCTGCTGGAGATAGTGGTGACTTTGTATCATTCTCAAGTTATGATGCAGATTTATACTTGCGTGATATTCCATCTATCAGGCAATTAAGATCAACAGACTGTTTAGACATTAGACCAAGGGTTGCAAATTACAATCCTGCATCAGATACCTTATCACCATTTGAATTCAAAGCAAGGAATTTTGCATCTTCTGGCACATATTCTAATAATCCAATTTATCCAAATAGCCAGTTAGTATTAGGGTATTCTTATTATCTACCTAGAGTTGATAAACTTCTCTTAACCAAAGAAGGTTTCTTTGAATTAAGAAAAGGTGTTCCATCGGATAATCCAGTTGCTCCTATTGACATTTCATCATCTCTAGAGATTGCTACTATTAGATTGAGACCTTATGTTTATAGTGTAAAGCAAGATATCAGCGTCACACCAACGCAACATAAGCGTTATACGATGGCTGACATTACAAAGCTTGAAAATAGGCTTGCTAATGTAGAGAAATATACTGCACTGTCTTTACTTGAAAGTGACACTGCAAATCTAACTATCAGAGATTCCCAGACTGGTTTAGATAGATTTAAGTCTGGATTCTTTGTCGATAACTTTAAAAATCATGTTAGCCATATTTTAACAGGTAAATCAAGTATTGATACATTAAAAGGTGAATTAAGACCATCACATTATACAACTGCATTAGATCTTTTAATTGGATCTCAGTCTTTAGTTGGTATTGGTTCTACATCAAATCAAAATCTTGATACAAGATTTGTAACTGATCTTCAGTCTCCAAATATTAAGAGAACTGGAGCATTAGTAACTCTTAACTATACCGAGACTGTAGCCGCTCAGCAAAGATTTGCAACCAGAACTGAAAATGTAAATCCATTTGCAGTTGCAACTTGGATTGGCAATATTGAGCTTGCACCAGCCTCTGATACTTGGGTTGCTGAAAACAGACTTGCTGTAAGAAACGTTGAAGAAGAGGGTTCATTTACGGCACTGCTTAATACACTAAATGCAGATCCAAATACAGGTCTTGCTCCTACCGATTGGGGTGCTTGGGAGGAAATTTGGTCTGGTCAAACAGTAGTTGGTAATGAACTTGTAAGATCTGAAACTACAACTCAACAAGTTTCTGATAGTGGTTGGAGGACAACTGGTGCTAGAAGAGGCGATTGGCCCTTCTTAGAGCAAGTAAGAAATAGAACTCTTCTCGATACTACTACAAACACAAATCTTATTACAACTAGAATTGATTCTACATTATCTAGAAGTGGTGTTCAATTCCAGGTATCACCAAGAATTGATCGTAGATCATTAGGATCTTCAGTTGTCAGCAGAGACATTATTCCTTTCTTAAGATCAAGAAATATTGAATTTGTTGCTAGAAGAATGAGACCTAGAACCCAGTTCTATGCCTTCTTCGATAAGGTTGCAATGACCGATTATTGTGTTCCAAAACTATTAGAAATTAGTATGGTTAGTGGAACATTCAGTGTTGGTGAAACTGTTGTTGGTTATATTCCAGGAACAACTTTAAGAAACACTGAAAATACTTTAATCAGATTTAGAGTTGCTAAGGCAAATCATAAGTATGGTCCTTATGATTCTCCAACACAGGTATTTGACCTCAATCCATATGAGGATACTTTGACTTTACCTGACATTTATTCATCAACTGCAACTGTTCTAAATGTTGATACGTTTAGTTTAGGAGCCCAGGCTGAGAGTGCCTTCTATGGACAGGTTGTACCTGATATGATCCTTGTTGGTCAAACTAGTGGTGCTCAAGCCACTGTGAGAGATCTAAGACTCATTTCAGATAGAAATGGAACTCTAATTGGATCTCTATTCATTCCTGATCCAGCATCTCCAGATCAGCCTGAATTTGAAACTGGAAGCAAAACCTTACTTCTAACAGCAAGTCAAAATAATAACCCAATTCCAGGTTCCTTCAATAGCCAAGCTGAAGTGACGTTTACTTCTTCTGGTGAATTAAATATAACACAAGAAACTGTAATTTCAACAAGAAATGCAGATGTTCAAAGAACACAAGTAAGTGATACTACAACTGTATCACAGAATGTTTCTACTTTAACTAGAACAACAACTGCCGAAACTAGAACTGTAACAAATCAGCAATGGTATGATCCTATTGCAGAAACTTTCTTGGTGACAGATGACGGTGGTATTTTCTTAACATCATTAGATGTATTCTTTGCAACTAAAGACCAAAATATTCCAATTACTTGCCAAATTAGAACGACTCAAGTTGGCACACCAACTTCAACTATTATTGCGTTCAGCCAAGTAACTCTTGAGGCAGATCAAGTTCAAACTTCAACTGATGGTAGTATTCCAACCAAGTTTACATTCCCATCTCCAGTTTATCTTGAAGGTAATGGAACGGAATATGCTATCGTTCTTCTTTCAGATTCTAATAATTATACGGCATGGATTTCTAGAATGGGTGAGGCTGAGATCAGTACAGCAAACTTAACTGAAAATCAAAGAGTTATTGTTTCACAACAACCTTATCTTGGATCATTATTTAAATCTCAAAATGGTTCAACATGGGATCCAAGTCAGTTAGAAGATCTTAAATTTGTACTTTATAAAGCACAATTTACAACTGATCCTGGTGTCTTTAAACTTTACAATCCTAAGTTGGGAATTGGTAATGGTCAAGAACCAAGATTGAGACCAAATCCAGTTAAAACTCTTTCTAAAGAAGTTATTGTTGGTCTCGGTTCAACTGTTGCTAGCACTTATCTATCTCCAGGTGTTACGATTACACAAATCAATAACACTAATACAACTGGTAAACTTTCTAGCATTAGTGGTGCTATTGCAATCAATAATACACAAGCACTTCAGGTTAATAATGTTGGAAGTGGTTTAACTCCTTCTTCTGGAAACTTTACATTTACTGGCGTAAATCTAACATCTATTAGTGGTGTTGGAACTGGTGCTCAAATGCAAATCACTGTCAGCAATGGAAATATTGGTGTTATTACCGTTACTTCTGGTGGCAATGGCTATGCAGTTGGTGATGTTCTTACTGCACAAGTTGGATCTTTAAGTGAAAATGTAAGATTTAATGTTGGTATTGTTTCTTCTTTAAATCAATTAGTAATTACTGATGTACAAGGAAGTTTCGATACTACCAATCAACTTGCTTGGATTGTTGGAAGTGGCCCTAACGTAGGTATTGCTTCTACTTTACCTTCAACACCAGTAACTGTAACCAATAACCCTGATAGAACTGGCTTATACATGCAAGTTTCTCATAGAAACCATGGAATGCATGGAAGAAATAATAAAGTTAGAATTTCTAATGTTGTTTCTAATGTTGGTGCTGTTAGATTATCTTCACAATATGTAAATACCGCGACCACAGATTTACCAGTTTCTGCTGTTGGTATCTTTACTAGTTTTGAAAATGTTGGTGTTTCTAGTACCAATCCTGGTTATATTATGATTAATAATGAAATTATCAAGTATACAGGAACTAATGCCACCACAAGTCCACAAGTTCTCACAGGAATTTCTAGAGGAATTGACAACACTGTGGCTCAAACACATAGTACCAATTCTGCTATTATGAAGTATGAACTAAATGGTGTATCTTTAAGAAGAATTAATACTACACACAACTTTGCTGATGTTGACGTTTCTAATAATATTGATCTTGATTCATACTATGTTAAGATTAATACAACTGCAACTGGTCTTGGAACAGCAAGAGATGGATCAAATGGTCTCCCAATTTTAGCTTTTGAAAGCACAAGTCAAGGCGGAGGAAGAGGCGTAAGAGCTACTCAAAACATTCAATTTGAGACTATTACTCCTAATGTTCAGATTATGCTTCCAACTACGACACAAATTGCATCAAGAGTAAGAACAGTTTCTGGAACTAGTGTTGATGGAACTGAAGTTTCATTCCAAGATAAAGGTTATGAACCAATTAACTTGAATGAAATAAATCAACTATCATCTCCAAGAATTATTTGTGCAGAAATTAATGAATTGCAATACTTATCAGCTCTTCCAGGTAATAAGTCATTTACAATGGAAATGACTCTATCAACACAAAATAGAAATGTATCACCTGTTATTGATTTAGATAGAATTAACATTATTACCACAACAAACAGGATTAATAATGTAGTCACCGATTTTGTTAACGATGGTAGAGTTAATTCAGATTTAACTGATCCAACTGCTGCGGCTTATGTAACTAAGCGTGTCGATCTTGAAAATCCTGCAACTGCACTTGATGTTAGATTTTCTGCTTTCCGTGATCAGAGTAATGATATTAGAGTCCTATATAAACTATACAGAGCAGATACTCCAGATGGAGATCAACCATATATCCTATTCCCAGGATATAATGATCTTCTAGATGGAAACCCTGATACAAGAGTTCCATCTAGCAACAATAATGAATATCTAGACTATAAGTTTAGTGCGAATGATCTACCCGAATTTACTGGGTTTAGTATCAAAGTTGTATTTACTGGAACAAATCAAGCAATAGTACCTAAGATTAAAGAGTTTAGAGCAATAGCATTAGCATAATATGAATAATCAGTATGATAGAGAAGAGAGGGATTTAATCCCCGTAGAGGGTAATACTACTCTCAAAAGGGATTCCTTCTCTAAGGCAATAATCAATACCGATAAAAATGCCTATGAAAAATATATTTCCTTGCGTGATCAAAGGAGTAGGGAAAGAGAAGAAATTGAATCCATTAAAAGTGATTTGGCAGAAGTAAAAGCATTACTATTTCAATTAGCAGCAAAGTTATAAATACTTAAAGACAATAATAGTATGCAGGCATGTCTGTAAGAGTCGTTAATTTAATAATACCACAAGGAACAGATTTTACTTCATCATTTATGCTTGAAGAATATAATGATCTTCCTATTGATTTGAACGGTTATACAGGTTCTTGCCACATCAAAAAACATCCATCGAGCACATCAAAATATTCGATGGATGTGACTTTCCCAAACCCTGATTATGGTGAAATTAAAATTTCTATAGGATCAACGGCATCTTCTTCCATTAAAGAAGGTAGATACTTATATGATATTCTTTTAACTGAAACAGCAACTGGATTGAAAACCCGTGTAGTTGAAGGGACAGTAACAGTTACTGCAGGAGTTTCAACCTCATGACGCAATTTAATACAAGAATATCTGATCAAAACAGGATTAAAGTTACTACAACTTTAAAAGGAGTAACAACTCTAAATGCATTAACAAATGTTGATGTCACAAATTTAACTGACAATGCATTTTTAGTTTATAACGCTGCTACAGGAAAGTGGACTGCAACTTCAACTTTTGATGCTGGAACACTTCTAGATGGAGGTACGTTCTAATGGCTGTTGGAGCAACTATTCTCGTAAAGAGAACTACTGGTGTATCATCACTACCTTCACTACGATATGGTGAGATAGCAGTTTCTATTTCTACTGGAACATTTGGAAATGTTGGTGGTAGATTGTGGATTGGGGATGATACTGGAAATCCTATTCCTGTTGGCGGTAGATACTATACAAATATACTGACAGTAGAGCCTGGTATATCATCTGCTGGTAAAGCACTAATATTAAACGATGTTGGTGAGATTAATACTTTAAATGTTAGTGGTAATGTTTCTATTGGTGGTTCATTAACAGTAGCTGGTGTAACTACATTTTCATCTCAAGATGGTTTTACATTAGATGCAATTGGAATTACATCCAATGTAATTTCAACAAAAGCTGGATCTGGAAATGTATTATATCTCGATCCATATCCTACTGGAAGTAACGATGGCAAGGTAGTTATTAAAGGAAGTCTTGAAGTTTATGGCGAAACAAGCAATGTAAACTCAAGAACTGTAACAGTTGAAGAATCTATTTTAGCATTAAGTGATCCAACTTCAATTAGAAATATTGTTGGTTCTGTTGGTGTTGGAACTAGCGTAATACCTTTAGATTCAGTAACTGGAATTAATACAGGTGATGTCGTTAGAGGTGTTAATGGTTTACCAGCAACAGATGCGCTAAGAAGAATTACTTCTTATAATACGGTAACTAAAACTGTTAGTATTGCTGGAACTATTTCAGCTGGAATTTCATCAGGAACAGAAATTACGGTTGTTTATGGATGGGATACACAAACAAGTAGAGGTATTTCATTTACTTATAACGATGATTCTGTTGGATTAGGAACTACGGCAACAAAAACTGGTTTCTTTGGTTACCAAGATTATAATAAGAAATTTACTTATATACCTGATGCTACCATTGGCATTACAACATCGACTGGTATTCGTGGATATGTAAGTGGGACAAAAGGTTATCTTGATATTAAAGGAATTTATTATCAGCTAGAAGATACTAGCGTAAATGGTGTTGTTTATTTTGATTCTACTGGTTTAATGAATTCTACTACAGATCCTGCTAGTGGTTTATCAACTTCAAACTATATACTTACAACACAACCTGGAACAAATGTTCCTGTATGGACTACAACCATAGATGGAGGTTCTTATTGAGATGAATCCTGAAATTGATATTAATGTTTTAGTGAAAACATTTTCTGATCGCATGATGACGCTATATAAAGACAATGCTATTTTAGAGGCAAAGTTTCAAAGTTTAGTTCAAGATTATCAACAAATTTTAGAAGATAAAAGGGAACTTCAAGCTGAAATAGAAAAAATTAAGAGGGAACAATGAAACCATCCAGCAGACAACAATTGATTGATTATTGCCTAAGAAAGTTAGGTTATCCTGTGCTGGAAATTAATGTTGATGATGATCAAATTGATGATCTTGTTGATGATGCATTGCAGTTATTCAACGAAAGACACTTTGATGGTGTCGAAAAAATGTATTTGAAGTATAAAGTTACCCAACAGGATATTGATAGAGCAAAAAATAATATAACATCGCAAAGAACAGTTGGTGTATCAACTTATACTTATTACGAAACCCAGAACTACATTGAAATTCCAGATAGTGTTATAGGTGTTGAAGGAATATTTAAACTTGATGATAGTACATTATCAAGTGGCATGTTTAATGTTGCATATCAAATTTTCTTAAATGATGTATATAATTTTACATCTATCGAATTATTGAATTATTCAATAGTTAAAGAATACCTTGAAACAATTCAATGGCTTATTAGCCCTTCTAAAAAAATTAGATATACAAAACGCCAAAATAGATTATATGTTGATATGAATTGGACTAATATTAATGTAAATACTTACATAGTAATTGAATGTTATCGAATTTTAGATCCTGCTGATTTTACAAAGATTTATAATGATTCATTCTTGAAGTTATATCTAACTGCATTAATTAAAAAACAATGGGGTCAGAACATGATTAAATTCCAAGGAGTTAAACTCCCAGGTGGAATCGAATTGAATGGAAGACAACTTTATGATGATGCAGTTAATGAATTGGCAGACATTAAAACAAGAATGTCCTCAGAGTATGAATTACCTCCTCTAGACATGATCGGATAATAAAGACATATGGCATTAAATCCATACTTCCTTCAAGGAAACTATTCCGAGCAAAGACTTCTGCAAGATCTCATCAATGAGCAGTTGAAGATGTATGGCGTTCAGATTGGATATCTTCCTAGAAGTTATGCAATTAATGATGGCGTATTAAGAGAAAATATTCTCGCACGATTTAATGATAATTACTATATCGAAGCTTATATTTCTTCATATGGTGGTTTTGGTGGTGGTGGAGATTTATTAACTAAATTCGGTGTTCAAGGTAATGATGATTTATCATTAATTATTTCTAGAGAAAAATTTGAAGATTTTATTACTCCATTTATTGAAGCTGAATTGGATGATGAAAATTTGAAAATTAGTAATAGACCCAAAGAAGGAGACTTGATATATTTTCCATTAACTGACACTTTATTTGAAATTAAGTTTGTAGAACATGAAGTTGAGTTCTATCAATTAAACAAATTATATGTTTATGAATTGAGATGTGAACCATTCATGTTTGAGGATGAAGTTATTGATACTGGTGCATATGAAATTGATACTAGTGTTGCTGAACGTGGTGTTGATGCTGTATTAACTTTAGTTGGAACTGCAAATACTGCTGGAGCTGGAACAACAGTTATACCATTTGGTGCTGTACAACAAGTACATTTAGTGAATGATGGTTGGGGATATACAAGCGCACCTACAGTTACGTTCTCTGCAGCACCTTCTGGAGGTGTAACTGCTACTGCTGTTGCAATCACAACTAGCAAATCAATAGTTGGTTATACATCAAGTCTATCTATTGATAGGATTGTACTTACAAATCCTGGTGGTGGATACACAATGGCACCAACAATTACTATCAGTGGTGGTGGAGGATCTGGTGGTATAGCTACTGCTTCTCTTGGAAATGGAACAATCTCAAGAATTCAGATTAATAATGCTGGAGCAAATTATTCAAGAACGCCAACGATTACAATTGCTCCTCCTACTGGAGCTGGAACTACTGCTACTGCAGAAGTCTTTATCACAAATGGAAGTGTATCTAGAATTTATGTAACAAATGCTGGTTCTGGATATACATCAACACCATCAATAACACTATCACATCCTGGTGTTGGAACTGGCAATTATCTGTATAACGAAGTAATTACTGGAGAAACATCAGGAACAAAGGCAATCGTAAAGGATTGGAATGCTTCTGCAAAAGAATTGAAAGTATACAGATTATCAGGTCTATTTACTCCTGGTGAAGTCATTGTTGGATCAGCAGGAACCTATCATACTGGAATTGGCTCCACTGGAAGATATATATTTAAATCGGCGGATTATTTTGTAGATCCAGATTTATACGCTGAGAATGATGAAATAGAAGCAGAAGCTGATACCTTCTTAGATTTTTCTGAGACAAATCCATTTGGAGAATACTGATGTTAGGAAATTATTTTTATCACGGAATTATTAGAAAAACCATTATAGGTTTTGGTACTCTGTTCAATAATATTGAAATCCGAAAAGTTGACACTGATGGTAGTATAGCGTCTGTAATGAAAGTTCCCATTGCGTATGGGCCTATCCAAAAGTTTTTGGCAAGAATAAATCAACAGCCAGATTTGAATAAAAAACAAACAATTACCCTTCCAAGAATATCATTTGAAATGAGAGGCATTTCTTATGACCCATCTAGGAAAGGTTCAGTAACGCAAACATTTAAATCTGTAACTAGTGACGCTAAATTGCAAAAGGTATTTTTACCAGTACCATATAATATCAATTTTCAATTAGCAATTATGTCTAAAACGCAAGAAGACATGTTGCAAATTATAGAGCAAATATTACCATTTTTCCAACCAGCTTTTAACATATCGATAGATCTGGTTGAAACTATTGGGGAAAAAAGAGATATTCCTATCGTATTAGAATCTGTAAATCCACCAGATGACAAATATGAAGGTGGATACGATGAAACAAGAACCATTATATATACATTGAATTTTGTGGCAAAAACATCTCTGTTCGGATTGATAGCCGATTCAACAGATAAACTAATTAAAAAAGTTCAAGTTGATTACTACGGCAACACAACAACAACTGCTAAGCGTGAAGTACGTTACACTGCAACACCAAAAGCATTACAAGATTACAATGATGACGGTGTAATAAATGCTGCTGATGACGTATTAGTAGAGCCTGGTGATGATTTTGGTTTTAATGAAACTTCTTCATTCTACCAAGATTTCAAAACTTATAGTCCATCCCAACAACAAGATGTAGATCTAACATGAATACTTTCGACAAAATTAGTGACGTTTTGAACGTAGAATCTGAAGTAGAATCTTCTGAAATAGTTGCTTCTGAAAAACCAAAACTTGTTAAAGTTGAAGAACCTCAAAAGGACTATGAGTATACCAGGGGTCAACTTTATGCTTTGATCGAGAAAGGTCAAGAAGCTGTGGATGGAATACTGGAAGTTGCAACTAGTTCCGATCATCCTAGAGCTTACGAGGTTGCTGGGCAATTAATTAAAAACGTTGCTGATGTTGCCGATAAATTAATGGATCTTCAAAAGAAAATGAAGGATCTTGATGAAAAACATGCAAGACCAACAACTGTAAATAATTCATTGTTTGTTGGTTCCACAGCAGAACTTTCTAAATTAATTAAGCAAGGTATTCTAAATAATAATACGCAAGATTAAATTTTATGAGAGACGGAAAATCCGCCAAAGATAAAAACTACTCCCTCCGTGATTGGTTTAAAGGTGGTGGATGGGGATCATGAATATTCAATGGCTCGTTCTGAATTGAAAACAATTCACAATGCTGCAAAGCGTCTTGAGAAAAAAATGGGTAAAAAGGGTGAAGGTAATTTAGAAGCTTGGGTTCAATCTAAAATTACTAAGGCAGCAGATTATATTGATACTGCCGCCGATTATGTTGCAAATGAACAAAGATCATATAGAGTTGGTGAACAAATTCCAGCATCTGCAACTAAGCCAAAACCAAAACCCACTGGTGCTTCAAGATTTAAGTTTAGTGTTGATAAGACTGGATTACAAGGACCAGACAAACCATTGACTACCGAAGAAAAAGATGCTTGCTACAAGAAAGTAAAGTCTCGGTATTCTGTATGGCCCTCTGCATACGCATCTGGGGCATTAGTTAAATGTCGTAAAGTTGGTGCTAAAAATTGGGGCAATAAATCTGAAGAAGTTTCAGCAATTGTAGCTAAAGTTTTAGATGAAAAATGTTGGGATGGTTATAAGCAAGAAGGGATGAAGAAAAAAGGTAAGAAAATGGTTCCAAATTGTGTCCCAGTATCAGAGAATGTAAAAAGAATTCAATCGATGGGGAGAGTATATGTAGTTATGGTAAATTTTTATGGAAAATATTATACCATAAAATTATATTTTTCTGGATCAGAGCAACCTTCAAGAGAGGAAGTAGCTACTGCAGTAGAAAAAATTTATCCATCTGGAAAAGTTCTTGCATATTATCCTGCAATGAATACTGTTGGTTCCGATAATTATATCATTGCCAAAGAAGAAGCTGAGCCTCAACCAGAACCTAAGTATGGTAACACCACTTATGATAGTGCAGAAAAAAGACGTAGAAACTACTTAATGAATATTGGGGTTATTGGTGAGGGTGCTGCTTGGACTCGTAAGGAGGGACAGAATAAAAAAGGTGGTCTTAATGAAAAAGGTCGCAAGTCTTATGAAAGAGAAAATCCTGGTAGTGATTTGAAGGCACCTTCTAAAAAGGTCGGTAACAAAAGACGTGCATCATTCTGTGCAAGGATGAGAGGTATGAAAGAGAAACTAACATCAAAGAAAACTGCTAATGATCCAAATAGCAGAATCAATAAGTCCCTTAGAGCTTGGAACTGCTGATATGAAAAGCTTCAATCAATTTCTTTCAGAAAGTGTCACCATCAACGGTGACTTCAACGGTACTTTAAATATTGGTAGTCATTCAGAATCACAACAAGTTGGTGAAGATTTTACTGCTGATCTTGTTTGGCAAGGTCAATTATATCGAATGGATTTTACTGCTAAGGATGGAATTCCTTCTAGAGAAAGATTAGCAGAAGAACTTCAAGGGCAATATCCAGGAATTATTGTACATCAAATTTATCCAGCAGATTCTGAGTCGGATAATATTAAAGTAAAAGATTCTAAAAGATATCATCCAGCAAAGTTAGATTGGGTTTAATTTATGGCACAGTGGAATAAGACTACACAAGACTTTCTGAATCAAGAAAGATCTTTATTTGAGGTTTTTAACATCGCAGATCACTGGGGAAACCAGACAGATTGGAGACCTCAGTTTTCTAATAATAACAGGTTAAAAACTGCACCTTTCCAAACAGTTTTCTTTAACACATTTCAGTATGGTAAAGAGACTGATGTTTGGGATGAGAGAATTGTTGGAGTTGGAACTGCAACTTGGAATCAATATTCCAGTAATGTAATTATGCAAGTTGGTGTTACTACTGGAAGTAAAGTTATTAGACAAACCAGAAATGTGATGAGGTACATTCCTGGTAGACCTGCAACACTTGCGTTCGCAATTAGGTTAGAACAACCAAAGGTAGGTATTCGCAGAAGATTTGGATTGTTTGATGACTATAATGGTGCATACTTTGAGGATGATGGAGGAACTTACTCCTATGTAATTCGCACAAGCACATCTGGTATTACTACAGAAAGAAGAGTTGGTAGAGATGAATGGAATGGTGAAAAGTTTGATGGCAATGGTTGGACTGGTGTAACCGCAGATCCAACAAAACAACAAATGATTTCTATCAATTATGAATGGTATGGTGCAGGAACCGTAGATTTTGCTTGGTTGATGAAGGGAGAAACTATCAAGAGTCATACCTTTGATAATTCAAATGTAAATAATTTTGTTTGGTGTTCTAGTCTATTCCTCCCAATCCGTTGCGAGATTGAGAATGTAACTGGTGTTGCAGGAACTCATTATCTCTATCAAGGTTCCAATTCTCTCATCCAAGAAGGTAATGCAGACAAACTCGGAACTCTTTTAAGCCAATCCAATGGAATCACTGGGACTACGATGACACTGGCAAATACGTTCTATCCGATTGTAAGTTTGCGTCTTAAATCATCTGCTCTCAATTCAGTAATGCTTGTGAGATCTTTGCAGGCAGTAACCAATGATAATACTAATGTGTATTGGAAAGTTCTTCAGAATGCAACGTTGACTAATCCAGTTTGGACAAATCACGCAGATGTAGATTCATTTATCCAATATGATACCTCTGCAACTGCACTTTCTGGGGGTAGAGATATTCTTTCTGGATTTGTAGTTTCTGGTGGATCTAATTTGATTGA